TATTTGTTGACTTGCATTTTGCGCAACTAACCAGCCTCCAGCTCCCTTATAAAAGACACCAATTTCAGAACCTAGAGCTGCTGTTGTAGGAAGAGTCAGAGTAACTAAACCTACGTTATTAGCAATGTAATCGTTATTGGCAACCATCGTCGCAGATGTCCCTGTGACTTCAGTTGTTGCAGAAACACCTGTTGCTGCGATTGTGACTGATCCCGCACCATCAGTTATGCTGATCCCCGAGCCAGCCGACAAAGTAGCTGCGGTGTAATTTGTACCGTTACCGATTGGAATTTGGCCATTTGTTGGGGTTGTTGTGATTCCAAGACCGCCAGACCCTACAGGTAGCGGTTGAGCTAAGGTTGTGACTTGAGCACTTGAAATAGTAAGAGCTGTTGTGGGTGTTGATGAACCATCAGGCACAGTTTGAAGCAATAAATTTCCTGGCGTATCTGCTACACCTGGAGCTGCTGCAACGTTACATTGAATTTGCGCTGAATACTGGTAATTTGCTCCATCATACGAGACAAACGCAATTCTACCTACACTATCACCGTTTTGAACAATTGCAGGGGCTGCGAATGTCCCTCTAGATCTTCCTAAAACAAGATTAGATCCAAGATTTGCTGTAGTGCCGTTTCTTATTTCGGATATACCAGCGGAATCAGTAGCACCCGCAGTAGATACCAAAAAAGAAGCATTAACAGTTGTTCCAGCAAAAGGAAAAGAAGGGACACTTGAATTTTGTCCGATAGTTATATGTGTCGGGGAGTAAACACCACCTGTCGTGCCTTTTGCAATTAATCCAATATCAATGTTTGCATCTGTACCATCTGCCGTGACTGTATTGTTTTCAATCGTCAATCCAGATGCAGTATTAGCAGTAGCATAAGAGGTAGTCGTTACTGCGCTATCCAAAGCTACTGTGACCGTTGCACCTGCTCCAGCAGTATTGATGTTTGCACCGCCGAGAAGGTTTATACTATCAGCAACTGAAGTCGCCGTCCCTGCATCGGTAACGAAATCTTGCTGTGCACTTGGTGGAACGACAAAATCTTCAACTAAGTCAAGTTTTGTTGTGATGGGGTTGAATTTGAACGGCATAACTTTTCCTTAACTATATGTGTAAGTAATTCTTGAATCCCAAACAAAATTATAATCGCTCGAAGCAACTCCATTTGCATTTTGAGGCCAGGTAATCGAAAGCAAATTATCATTTGCGTCATAAGCCAACTTTGCAATTTGCCATACAGCTAATGCAGTACTGCTACCAGGTTTGGCCAATCCTTTGTAAATGAGGTTATTTCCAACATCGTATTCACCTCTAAACGACTCTTCATTAAATGAATCTGGATCTAGCCTGTAATTGTTATCCAGTTGCCCTAAGGGTCTATTTGTATCTGCCATAATGTCTCCAAATTTAAGCTACTGTCCAGTTACCCATCGAGGAGCCAACTTTAAACCCAGTATTTGCGGTTTGACAAATTAATTCTACGGTATTACCTATTGCTGTACTTTCAATGTAACCAGCAACTCCAGTTGTTGATGCTGAAGATCCAAGTTGTATAGATTGACCTGCACCTTGGGTAATTTTAACTTGGTTAACGCTTGAATCTACCTTATAAACTCTAATTGTATCTCCCACACTCGCAGTAGCGGGCAATGATAGAGATATAGCACCACCTGTCGCATCTACAAAATACCCCTGATTTACTGCTAAAGCTTGAGAAGCACTGATATTATTCCAAATAACTGTCGCCGTGGATGCGGAAATCGTTATGCTGTTTGCCCCATTTACTACACTGATACCCGAGCCTGCGGTAATTGTCCCTAGTGCAGGAGCGGCACCCGTTGCTCCAATTAATAGCTGACCGTTAGACATCGTCAAAGACGTAAGAGGGGAAGTCGTTGTACTCCCAGATATTACTGCGCCATTGATGTTAAATGAAGTGCTAGCAGTACCCCCAGATGCGATTGGGATAGGTATTGATAATGCGGGGTTGCCTATTACTTGCCATAGTGTGAATTCACCTATGATTGGATCTTGAAAATAGCCACAACTGATGTACCAAAGTTGGTTTACAGAATCAAAGTAGAGTGTGCCAGCTGCTTGTTTATTTTTTGGTACTGGTGCCCCAGAACCGCGAATAAATGTCACATTGCTAGTCCCCGACCCGCCTTGTCGGTTGATAAACTGTGGGTATGGGTTAATAGTCATGCTCTAGGCCGTTCAAATATTAAATAGAAATCTACCAAACATCCTTTCTTTTGGCTACTAGTTGACTGATTAATCTTTTTTTTCTAAATCCTTTTGACACTTTTCCCCTTTGAATTTCAAAAGAATCAATTTTTGAATCAACGCAATAGCATCAAAGGCGTCTATTAAAGAGACGCCTTCGGGTATTTCTATACAATATTCACCTGAATGATGTTCACATTTCAGTTTAATATTTTCATTCATTAAATTTGTCTCACAATAACATAATCAACTGTAGAAACATCATTTGTTTCAGCGGTTGCATCTGCTGGTTTTCTTGATGTAATAACAAAGTTTGTGTTGGGTGTAATTGCAAAAGTTAATAAACCTAAAGCTGTCGATGCGTTAATATTGCTTACTGATAATAAAATCCGATCAGTTGCTTGAATGTTTGTATTGGCAATTGTAACTGTTCCAGCCGTAAGGGTTGCTTGACCGATAAAGTCAGTAGCTGCACCACCTTTACATCTTAATGCTTTACCTGATCCTGAGACAGATATATTACCATTTGTAGCGCTCAAATCTGTTCCAGCTGTCAATGTGGTTGTTGTAGCCAAAGAACCTGGGGCTGTAACTGCTACTGGTAATGAAAGGGTTACTGTAGATCCTGCATTTGCTACACCAATTTGGTTAGATGTACCTGCAACAGTAATGTTTCCAGAAGTAGGATTTAAGTTATTGATAGTGAGAACATCACCACTTGATGATCCTAATGCAATCCATACAGCTTGATTATTGACCACTCCACCAGATGCATAAATTAATTGTGCTACTTCATCTAAATAAAATGTGCCAGGTGCTCTTTTCAAAGCTGCTGTAGGGGCACCATTCCCAACAATAATTGAGAAAGAATTTTCAGCAAATCCGCCTAATTTTGTAACATAAGGGACGTTTACGTTTACTGCCATAAAAAACCTTTTTTTGTTTGAATCTATCAAACATCTCGACTTTTGGCTACTAGTTGATTAACTTATTTTTTGGTAAGGAAAACCTAAGTTTTTGATGTGTTGATTTAACGCTGCACCTAGACTTGGTTTTTTACCTTTCCACCAAGCACCAAATTTATTGGAACCTTGAGTTTTTGCCATTGAGGCACCATTCATGAATAATTTCGCTATAGTGCTGGGAACATTGTCATATTTATAGACCCCATCGCCTTGGAACTTTACAAACAATCTTTTGTTTTTTGGACTGTATTTAAAACCGTACACAGTTGAGCTTTGAAGGCCTGATTGTGGTATACCTGCCTCCTCACCCTTGGAAATCTGAATACTGCCTTGTAGCTTATTTAAAGCATTGTCAAGGGTTGTTTTGTTTGCAGCTATGCGATTGATGTTTGCGTCAGGGACTTGTTTTGCGTATTTTGCAAAAGCCTTGGGGTCTCCTCCTGCTAATAGGTAGAGAAATTCAGCACCTTTTGGGATGCGATCTTCTTCTGAAACCAATTCCTCGGAAACTCTTTCTCGTGCAAGACTTAACGTGTCTTGTACTACTTTGAACTCTTCAGGGGATAACTCATTGATGACGGATGGGAGTTGTTCTATGAGTTTACCTAGTATTGGCTTCAGATCTACCATTAGGAACCTCTAAGTAGGTTTTGCAGTTCTAACATAGAATTCATGAACGCTTGCCTATCCGTTGGAGCGGTAAGGCTTTCTGTGGGTCTTGCTGACTCTTGAACCTGTTTCATGAAGTCGCCCATTTGTTGTTTTTTTCTCATAGGCTTTAGCTTGGGTTTGAGTCCAGAATCTTGTAACTCTTTATCTTGTTTGCTTGTAAACAGTTGTTTGGGTTTTGTTGGAGCTTTGAATTTACCTTTAGAAGCAATCAAATCTTTAATTTCTTGCTTAATGTCTTTGCCTGTCTCAATTTTGAATTGTTTTGCATATTCGGCAAAATTCTTATCTACAAATTTTTGGACTGACTTTTCACTAAATCCTTGGTCAATAACTTGCTTTATCGCATTTGCAGGAGTAGGCCGACTTTTGAATAACTCAGTTTCGAAAATAATTGGCTTAGATTCAACTTGCGGTTGAGGGGCTGGGGGCTGAGGGCTGATTGCTGAGGGCTGGCTTACAGATGGTGCTTTAGCTTCTGCCATGGTCATTTCTGGTTGTAAACGCTGAGCTGCTTCAAACCTTTTAATTTGTCCCCTTTGCTCAGGAGTCACAGGAGGTGTAATGATTTCACCAGGTTGTGCTCTAACAACTTCAGGGGGTGCAGGTAATTGAGGTGGTGTAACAGGTTGCGCTACAGGTGCTTGTGGCGTTAAAGGTGCTTGTTGTGCTTCAGGCTCAACATATTCTTCTACTTGAATATCAGGTATTGGATACTTTTTACCTAATTTTGATAAGCCATAAGCAGCCAAGCCAACTGAAGCTATGTTTTTAACAGCGTTTTTGTAGTCTTTCTTGCTTTTTGAATCGATACTTTTTAGATAATTACCAAATGTTGATTGAAAAATTTCTTCTGGGTATTTTTCTTTATCTTTCTCGGTATCTGTAAAAAGATCTTGTAAAATTTTAGACGCGTTGGTGCCCGTTAAAGTTAAATAACTAAGATCTTTTAATTTATTGCTTGATTTACCAAGATTAGTGAGGATGTCTTTTGCATCATTCCCTTTTTTGAGAAGGTCAAAAATTATTGGTAGATACCTTATTAACTGCATCATTTTTTACCTTCAAATTTTTCAGGAGTACGTATTAGAGACCCACGTGCTAAAAAATTTAAAATACTCTTATAGGTTTTTGGATCATAAAGTGATTCTTTTATTTTTCTAAACGCATCTTTTTCAGGTCTTTGTATTGTTCCTAGTTGCTTTAACTGTTCATTATTATATTTAATTTTGTTCTCATTTGATATTTCACTAGCAGCTTGTAAAAAATCGACAAAACCAATTTTACCAGTATTTACAAATTTTTCTCTCAAAAGAATAAGGTTAGTATTAGGATCAATTGTCAAAACTTCTTCAATTTGATTTTTCAAATTTTCTGGTTTTACGTTTTTAATCTCTTTATTTAAAAAATTAGTTACTTGTGGATTGATTTTAGCCCCTTTTATTTCTTCGACCATTACTGGTGGATAACCTTTATCAGTTGCTATTTTTGTAAATTCATCGTTTGCGCCAAGATCTTTGAAAGGTTTATAAAAAGTAGCTAAACTTTCCTTTATGGTTTCTTCAGGTACTGCCGTTCCTGTTACAGACCTGTATAATTTTTCTAGTGGGCTAAATGTAATTGGTAAAGATTGTTCAAACGCACCTCCTGCCGCAGCTAAAGTATTTGCCATTTTAGTTAATTCTGTAGTTGCTTGGGCTGTATTTACTCCTCTGCGATATAGTTTAATTGCATAATCCCCAAATAGCTGTAAAGTTTGTGGCCCTGCTCCTGGCATGATTTGTTTTATGATATCTGAAGCTAAGTCTTTATAAATATTTGCATTTTGAATCTCTTGACCAGCGGCCAAGTTTCTTTGCTCCATCAATCCTTTAACTTTAGAACGTAAATACCACGGTGTTTCCCGTAACATTTCTTCTTGTTGTCTTTGATTGTAGAATTGTGGCCCTTGAACATTTGTATCTTCCATAGTTTCAGTTCTTGGAATCTTTTGATCCAATAACTCCATGGCTTTATTTGTTGTGTAAACGTCCAATCCTTGGCTTCCTGCTTGTCCCAAAAGACTGCCTAGCGCTTGTCCAAACTCTGCTCCTGCTGTGGGAGCTGGTAGATTTAAAATATTCATGAGAAGGTACCTCCTATACCGCCTAGTAGCCTTTCTAAAAATCCTGGTGTTCGGGGAGCTATATCGAAAGGTCTTTGTTCTAATGCTGGTTGTGTTTGTCCTAGAAGGTATTGCAGTCCTGTTTGTTTAAGACCTGCTCTTTGTGCAGCTAGTTGTTGTGCCAATCCAGTACCAGCTTGAGCTAGTTGTTGTTGATAGGCACTAGACCCTTGTGCTCCTTCACCCATGGAGGTAAAGCTTTCAGCGATTCCAGGGATTACTTGTTCACCGAATTGTCTTCTTATTGGTGCTTCTAACTCTTGCAAAAGTTCAGGATCGCCAGAAAGTAGTCTACTGATGAAGTCAAATCCTCCAGGAAACGCACCTAAAGTACCTTGCGCCATTTGCCCATACAACATTTGACGACCAGGAATATTACCGTACATTTCAGGTGATCCTGTAAAGAATCCTCCCCGACCTGTTGGTGTAAACTGTGGTTGGAAACCTAGAGGGCCTCCTAAAACGCTTGGGGTCATACTATTCCATTCCTAATCTTGAAACGCCTTTACCAATACCTTGCAATAAACCTAAAGCCCCAGTTTCTAAAGCACCTGGTCTACGTGGCATAAGATCAAAAGGTCTTGCTGCCATTACTTGCCCAGCCTGTGAAAATAGTTGATCTAGTGCTGACATTCTCATACCAGTTCTTCGTGCTGCTAAATCCTGTGCTAAACGGCCTGCTGCGGCGTTCATTTGTTGTTGGTAAGCACTTGACCCTTGTCCACCTTCTCCACGAGCTGTAAAGCGTCCTGCAAGTTCTGGTACGAGTTCTTCTTGAAACATGCGGATTGCTGGTTGTTCAAATTCGCTATAGAGTCCTGATGATGGCCCTAGAAGTGTACTAAGTAGATCGTATCCACGAGGTAAGTTCTGCGTTAAACCTCTGATCATCTGCTCGTAAAGCATTTCACGACCTGGCATTCGCACAAACTGTTCAGGTGTACCTAAAAGAAAATCTCTCAAACCTCCCCGACCTGAAGGTGTGAATGTGGGGCTAGTTAAACCGCCAGGTTGAAACCCTGATGGAGTAATAGACATAAAACCTCAACTTTTATTTATAACAATGGCAGTTTTATTTTTTTTAGACTAGTTTACGCATTTTTGACGTATTCAATTGTCACAAGAGTCTTGGTATAGGCTGTGTAATTGCCAAAAGTTGTGATGACGATGTTAGTCGCTGTGAGGTCTAATTGCACCTGAGGTGTAGCTTGTACGTAAGGTAGTGGTATAGCACCAACTGTCGGCTGTGTTGATGCTCCATAGATGTTTAAGAATTCTAGATCGGTATTTGTGAAGTCAATACCGTGAGCGATGTTGATTGTTCCTGTGTTCGGTAACGTTCCGCATTCAAATGTTTTTCTAAAAGCAAAACGGTTTCTTTGGGGGTTACCTGGAATATAAACTTGTTGGCCTGTGATTTGCTCTTCTGACAAATAAAATCCAATCTGACGCAAATTAACAGCGGTTGCAATCAAGCTATAAATAAGAGTCAATTGATCGGGGAGTAATTTAGGGTCATCTGTGAAATCAACAGAGTTTGGCAAGAACGCTTGGATGTAGTTAGTTGTGTTAATCGTCATTGGATTAACCTGCCACTTGAAGTAAATTGGATCACAATAGCCTGTATGATCATCTGTGCGTAGCTTTCTGCGGTATAATTAGAAATTTGTCTTGTGTCCAAGGTCAACTGCATTCTTAAAGATTGTCCTTGCACGCTGTTTTGCAGTATTGACCAGACATACTCTTGGGATTGATTACCTATAAGAAGTTGCGAAGGGGATGTTGATACAAGGTTGCTATCCGAATAATCGATGTTATTGATTGTGGTAACGGTACCTAAGTTCGTAGTAATGTCCCCATTGATGGGGTTACCGAGTGTGGTGTTGTCGTAGATATTACAAACAAATGAACCACCGCTTGATTGGGCTACGTAGAAATCGATTTCGTTGATTCGGATTGAGATAGGGGATTGTAGGAAGTAGTTAAAATCTTTGGTGACTACATTTGGTACAATAATTTTTGTAATCTGTCCTAAACCAAGATACGTCCCACTCCAGCCTAGAGGCGAACCATCCGCTTTAGTAACGGTTACAGTATCATTATCGATAATCGAAACTATGTAATTATAATCATTAATACCTGACGTCCCTACACATCCAGTTATTCTTATCGCTGCTCCTTCATCAAAACCGTGATCTGTAACAGTTAGAGCACCTGTAGTGTTGTTTACAGCGGTAATGTTGAGTTGTGCATCGTTAACGTTTAGACCTAGCAAAAAGGCAAATACATACCCTTTTTGGTTTCCTCCGATAGAATTACGGTAACCTGTTATTTGCTCAGCCGATCCCCATTCGAAATCTGCTTCACCCCAAGTTATCTCTGTATTCCAACTAATCGATTGATCAATCTTCAAATAAGAGTAACCTAGGGCGGTAACGTTATCTCGGTATTTTGCAAATGATTTATTGACGTAGTTGTAGACTAAAATTCTATTGGGATATGGAAATGCTTCGTTATTCAAAGAAGTAATTGTTGCATCGGGATACGCAAAATAGACGATCTCCTCGAAGTAGTTGATATTACCAGAAACTCTCTGTGGCCCAAAATCGGTGTTTTTGATCTTGAATATTTCTGATGGGATTCTTTCATCTACTCTTAGGATGTCCGTAGTTGTAGATTCATGAACTCCTGTCTGACCAAAGCCCATAGCGTATTTATCAAACTGCACCGTGGAGAAGGTAGATTCAACACCTAACTGGTCATTGATCTTTTGAAATACAAACGGGAGGACTTCATTACCTGTATATACAAGACGGAATGTAGATCTTTCGCAATAGATTAAAACGACATCTTTGTTTTGCGCTATGCTGGTAATAAACTCATTGGTAGGGACATCAATATATCCTCCCCGACCTGGTTTAGTTTCATCCCATGAGTAGGGATCTACTACTTGCCCCGTTGGGTTTTGTCCCCAGAAAGGTGTTCCATTTTGTGACCAACGCACCCTTTGTGGATATCTTTGGGCGTTTACATTCGATACGCCTTGTTTTGCTTCAACGGTGTTAAAGAAAATGGTTCTATCTTTGAATACACACCCGACTAAAGCACCCCTCAGATACACTATATCTGCAAGTGCTGGATTTGCGTTCAGATTGAGAGGTGGTTGGAAGTTTACAAATCCTGTTCCATCATACCAGCGAATGCCGTCTCCAGTTCCAGTTAAAGAACCTCCTACAACCATGATTCCATTACCTATGGCTGGGCCAGGGGCTGTGGCTGGGCTGATATCAAATGTGTTTGCAGTTACATTGCTGATTACAAATGGGAAAGCAATAATGCCAGCAACTATTGTTGAGGACACAAACGATACCACCATTCCATTCGATAGACCGTGTGCTGCTGTGGTAGTTACTGTAGGTGAAACAAAACCAGAAACAGTTACAGAAATTACATGTTGTCCAGGAACGTTATTCGTAGTCCAAAGAACATTACGATAGTTAAACGTGTCAAACTGTTGGTAGTTTGCACCTGTCCATGTTACTGCGGGCCTTGGAGTGCTCGTGCTTTTGTAAAAGCTTTCATCCTCGTATTGTGTAGTTACAAACTTATAGGCGTACTTTGTGTCGAATGCGAGGTTCTCTTCAAGGTTCAGTTGAGTTGTATCGAAATTTGGTAACCCCATGACAGGCAAGCCAGGGTAATAAGCGAATGTAGCTACAATAGACGTTGCTGCTGGAGCTGAAGCGATTGTTATAGCACCTGTAGCGTAATTGATTGTGCCTGTTGCTCCACCACCAGCCAAAACACCTAGACCATTGTCGGTAAGAGTAGCAGCACCTATGACGATGCTAAAGGATTCTCCTTCAAAGTTTGCAGTTGTTTCAAGTGAGGCAATTGTGATGATATTCCCACTAAACGCCCCTGAACCATTTGTAGAACCCAACGTAAATTCAATTTCACGTCTTAATCTACCAACTAGCTTAACACCGTCTTTTTGCTTTAAACGATTACGCCAGATAAGAGCGTCTTCAAGTGTAGGGAATGCATCGTTAGACAACTTCGCAGGGGCGATGTTGGTTTGGTATCCTGTTGCGAAATCTGAGATAACGAGATTATTTACACTCATGGAGCTAACTCAACGATTGCTTGATAATACGTGGGGCATGCAAAAGCATTATCACCGTTTACTTTTAAATATCTTGGTTTAAAAGTTCCTAATGCAGGGACATTGTTTATGTTTTCAACAAATATGAAAGCAGCATTATTTCCTAATGGTACTGTAATTGGTGGAGCAACTTGTAATGTTAATTGATAAATATTTGCTACATTTATTCCGCCAACTTGTGGAAATGTTTGGTCTACGTTATTATTGAAAGAAGCTACATGACCCCAAACATATACTAAACCACCTGGCAAAAATGTATATCCCTGTGTTCCTACACCACTACCAGAAAGTGCAGGTGTAAGTCCTCCAGAGCTTAATTGTATTTCACTTCCATTGTTAGCCCTTCTAAAAAACCACTCTAGATATGGTGTTCCACCAGCTGTCACATTTTTAGCATACAACGCAACTTGTGTCGTTGTTGTGGAGGGCCCTACAGCTTGAACATTCAATCTGACTTTGTCATGTGTTAGTCTTTTTCCTGAAGTTGGATCATTGATATCAGCATGATCATTCGATAATCCAGCAGCTAAGTTGTCAAAGTTTGCTCGAATAAGAGATGTTGTGTTTTTAATTTTCTGGGCTGAAAGAGGGATATTTGTTGTGTAAGTCATACTTTCATCCTAAAAGAAAAAGTTATTGTTACTAAATTGTCCTGTCATTTGAGCAGAGTATAACGTTGCCACTCTCTGCACATCTTGTTGGTTTAATGTTCTCCTTCTCACAAGATCCATTTGCTCTTCTAGATAGGGTTGATAGGCTTGAGCTTGGTCTAACTTTCCTGTATCGATGAAGATCTTCTGAGCTGCTCCAAATGCAAGAAGTTGCCACATAGCATTGAATACGGGTTCATCTGTAGGGTTCGTAAGTTCCGTAGGTTTCTTGTAGACGTTCATATTGACGATGTAGGCGCGGTCTGGGATTGGTCTAAAGGTAAATGTATCCTCGAAGAATAAAACCGACGTAGGGCGTGTAGCGCTGTAGCTGTAGTATGTACAATTCACATCTGCTGCACTTTGAATCGCAATAGGGAAAACGATACCAATTACACCCGTTAGATAGTTGATTGAACAAAAGGGTACAATTGCTCCATTGGAATCTAAAAATAAACCCTGACCATTGTCTCTTAAAACGATTGAGTCTCCGTTAATATCAATAGAGGCAACAATCACATTAGAAACAATTGTTCCAACACCGTTTGTATAACCTGCAAGGACTGGGCTAGTGCCAAGTGTTGCTGTAAATGGTCCTGGTATTCCGCTACCTGTTCCGATACGTTGAGTTACATCAAGTGTTGGGAAGGTGCGATTAAAGATGAGAGGATCTTGGAACCATTGAGTTTCATAGCCGTTAACCTGAATCAATGGCTCTACAAGTGTGTAATCATTCTTCGGGAAAGAGTAGCTAGCAACAAAAGGCTCGGTATAAAACTGGTAGGTCTCTTTGAGGTTTAACAGTTTCATTTGTTCGGGGAGGTCATAGAGATAAAACGTATTCACGTAAAAATCTATGTTCGCATCACTAAGCTTAGCTGGAGTGTCTAAAGCCGTAATTCTTCGAACTTTTGTCCTTATTTGTTGTAGCGTTGCACTCATAGCCCCTCAGGAAGTATCTCTACAGAGAATCTTTTTTCATATCCTACTTGTTTATGGACTTGTAATCCACTAACAGGATCGGTTACATAATCATATTTTGGAATTTTACTATCCATCAAATGTTTAATTTCCATCTTGGTAAGATCGTAAGTTCTCCCCGATAGAAGCTTTTGTCTAATTTCGGGTTGATTAGGATAGAGTTGTAGAGTGTATTGAATAGAGCCAGTCATAGGTGCTTGAAGATCAATAAAACGGCAACGGAACTTTTTCAAATCCTCTTGCATACGCTTATTTAGCTCTTCTTTTCTTTTTTTCTCATCGGTAGGTAACGGGTTAGCGTTTGACTTAACGATGATATCGTGTTCTTTGTGAACGATTGCAGATACTGTCATAGTTCTCCTTTTAAAGTTAAAGGGGGCAGTTGCCCACCCCCTAGTTTGTTTTAGGTCAATGCAAACCATTTAAATTTATTACCTGCAACACCCAACACGTTGGCTCCCAAAGCTAGTCCGCGAACACCTTCGTTCACTGAAGCTCCTGGAGTTACGTTTCCTTGGGCTAATGTAGTTTGTGATCCTGCTGGCTCAACTTGAGCAAAGCTAAACGGCACAGCCCCAGATGCTGGGAATGCGAAAGCTGTTGCTGCGGATGAGTCAATATCAACCACAAATTCATTTGCTGCTGGTACAGAAGAAATTCTTCCTCTAAGACCATTCAATTGTACTGATCCAAAGTCTGATGGGACTTGAAGAGTTACCAATTGACCAACGGAATAACCGTGATCTACAGATGTTTTAATCGTTGTAGTAGCACCTAGGGTGATTCCTACAATGAATTTCTGTCTTGGTTGCCACAATTGCGGAACAATCAGTTTTTGGCAAACACCAGCTGTTGCTTGTGATGCGAATCCTGATGAATCCAAATTGATCTTGAAGTTGTTTCCATCAACTACAATTGCAACTTGGAAAAACATTCCTGCAATTTGTCTCATGCTAGTTGTATTAGTGATCTTGATGATATCACCAGCAACATAACCATGGTTCAAAACAGTGATTGTTGTTTGGCCAAATCCTGCAGATGCAGAAAATGGTGCGCTCATGCTTTTTTGAGCTGCAAAGCTGCTTTCAGATGAAAGGAACGCTGTTACTCCACCTGATGTAATAGCGGCTCCTGTAGCTACGTTTGTAGCGGTATCAGCTGCATAGCCTAAATACCACTCAAATTGTCCAGCTGCGCTTGTGTTTGTTAGTTTTAAATATTTTCCTTCCGCTACGATATCCAATAGTTCGGATACGCCATCGGAGGTAAATTCGCCATATACTGCCATATTCTATCTCCTTACGAAAGCGTTGAGTTAAGTAGGAATACCCAGGCATCGTTGGTGATAACACCAGCATAGGCCATCTTCCATCCCACTGTTGCGTTAAGCGCTAGTGGTGAAGAGAAGATTGGTGGTCTATAGATGAACGAAGAGCTATAACGATCTTGTTCAACGATACAGTAGGACTCTCTACCGATTACGATTAGTGGATACACATCCGCACCGTTTGCAGAAGCGTTAGGCAACTTGGCTCCAATTGAGGAGAGCAAGAAGCGAACGTTCGCAATCGCACCATACTCTGCTGGCATAGTGGATTGGATGGATGGGTAGTTCCATTTGTAGGTAAATTGGGGAATGTTTTCGAACTGACTTTGCAATTGAGTCGAACCCATCGCTAGGTAAGAGTCTCTGGTGGGGCTTGTTCCTATACGATTTTCCCCGATGATACCGTCCATAAACTCGTACGCATTGTTGCTACGAAGTTGTTTAACTGTATTCACTGTATCAGAGAATGTGAGTTCTGTGGGGTTATCACCGTTTGATCCACCAGTACAGTTTACCTGTGACATAGTAGAAAGAAGACGATCTCTTGTGAGTTCATCCTCTGTTTGTCTGCTTTCTGTTACTTTCAGCCAATGCTTACTGACCAATTTTTTTAATTGGCGGAAGGTCTTGTTATTCCCTTCTCCTAATTTTTCAATTAGGTTCGGACTATCGCATACACTTTTTACAGTGTCTCTACCGCTTAGTCTCTGCGGGTCTTGACATAATCTCTGTTTGTCGTCATAATCCACGATATCATGGAAGAATTTAACAAATTTTCTTATCTTGCTGGCTATGTAGATGGTGATGGCTGCTTTTATTTGGGTACAACGATTCAAAAACCTAAAAATATTATTGTTTATGAAAGTTCTATACAAATTTTGTCTGTAAAACCTGAAGTTCTTTATTGTTTTAAAGAAAATTTCGGAGGTTATGTAAGACAAAAACCGCAAAAACTTAACCACAAAACTCCGTACGTGTGGACTATCAAAAATAAATTTGCTTTTGATCTTGCTAAACTCATTAGCGACCATCTTACAGATAAAAAAATCAGCTCTCAAATATTTATTAAAATGGCACACAGGATTAAACCTAATTGTGGGATTTCCATTTCTATTGAAGAGCATGAAATAAGATTGAAAATTATTAATGCAATTAGAGAGGAAAAATCTATGAATGATTTCATTGATGAAGAATTTGTCCAAAACATGAAAAATACTGTTCAATGTAAAACGCCCACTTCTAAAGACTTTGCATATTTTGCTGGTCTTATGGATTCCGAAGGTTGTTTTCGTATTAAAACTTGGAAACCTAAAACCAAACCCAACAAGGTTTATGCAATAAGTATTGAAATTGGTAATACTCGTAAACCAATTTTTCCTTTTTTGATAGAAACATTCGGAGGCTCTATTCAATATATTCATCCAAAATCCAAAAACAAAAAACCATTTGCTTTGTGGACTCTCTCCGCAGATGCCCTTTTCAAAATTCTTCCTAATATCTATCCGTATCTCATTAGCAAAAAAGAAGTTTGTGCAAAACTCATAGAGTTTCAAAAAACTATTCTTTCTAATGGAGGTGATAGGCATTCCGAAAGTTTTCGAATTCTCTATGAAAAAACTCGCATCATTCGGGATAAAATTATTGAAGAGGTTCATCTTCTTAACTCTAAAGGTTCATAATTTTTATCAAGTTCCCTCTGGTTGTCATAGGCTATGCAGCCCTTAGATTTTCCAAGGTATTCAGGTAAAGTTTATTGTCGCCCATAACGTTAAGCGACACTCCAAGCCTTTCCGCAGCTGCGTTAAGGACGGGATCTTGTCTTTGCAGTGTAACTTGCTCATTTAATTCTACGTAAGTTCCATAGAATCCTACGACCGCATCAATGTTTACAGCGGTTAATTGTTGAGCTGGGGGAGTTTGTCCCGAATTACCGATTGGCACAAGTGCTGCTGCCAATGGGTTATATCTGGTCATCCTCAGAGTTGTTCCACCATTTGCCGGCATGGTTCTATAGTCCGCACCGATTGTATGGATGAAATAAGGCACAGGAGTACTGAGCAATTTCATCGAAAATGATAGAAGAACTTGAGGAGGCAGTGTTGAAGTTGTTGTAATAGACATCTCTAACCTCTATTAGTTAGCGTCGTCCTTGAGATGCTCGCATTTCCTCATACAACTTTTGACGCATTTCTGTCGTCATTCTTCCCGAGGCAAACTCTTCTGCGTGATCAAGTCCACTTTCTTTTAAAGAGGAGGTTGTTCTCGGTTTCTGTAGGTTTTGACGTATGGTTTGTTTATCCACCTGTTCTGGATTTGCCCTATCCATCATGCGGATATACCTATACGCAGCAACACCCTTCGCATAAGGATCGCTAGTAGCTCTTAAGACTTTCGCTAGTTCTGGTTCATCTTTTATTAGCTTTCTAACGTTTTCCTCGCTTACCACGTCATCGAAATCAGTAAACTTTGATCTAAGCCTGTCCTCTGCTGTCTCCGCTTCAAACTTCACCCTCTCTTGTTGGTAGAGTTCTTTAGCCATTTTCTTTGCGAGCAACTTTACGTCTTTCGCTGTGACGATATCATCGTCGGCTAATGCGACATCCTCTTCTTCTGGCTGAGGCTGACGGCTGACGGCTGGGGGCTGTCTTTTTTCAAAATCTTCTAATCTTTGCTCGTAGTATTCGAGCTTTTTACGCATTTCTCTCCAGTTCCGATCTTGTTTAGATTCCTGAACTTGAGCCTCTTGCGTAGGCTCTTGAACTTCTTGAGGCTGATGTGACACCTCTTGCTCTAACACATCAATTGGTTCTTCGTCATTCATGAGCTTTTCCTTGGCGAATGGATTATTACTGCCTCGCTTGTCTAGGGTACGCCTAGCCGAACAAGATAACACTAAATTAATTTTACCTACTGTTAATGTCAATTTTTTGTTATATAATCTTTAGCTTTGAAGGAAGATATGAAAGAAATAGATCTCGTAGAAGGTAGAAAAAATACCAAAGAAATCAACATCTCTGAACTATCAGCAAATGCTTATAGCACTCAAGAAAGGTTGCAAGTACAAGAGATAGTAGATGAGAAAAAAAAGAATCACCAAAAGATGATGGATAAGATAATTGCTGAACATCGTAACTATGACCCCCAAGGTTATTATATCGTGGTGATTAGCAAAAACGACTACACCAATACCAACGTTATCAAAACTAGGTATTTTGTTAGATCAACAAAACCCGAACCCGATTGGAGCCAAGATCTTTACTACTACGACAATCAAAAAGAGTGCCTGTATTTTATCTATAGCTTACCTAAGCAAGAGGACACGGTTTATTTCAAAAAGAATTGGGACCTATTCAAGCCTGAATGGGTAGAGCCCTACATGGCTGCTATTACTGCTATGCAAAATGGGACTCTTATTTATTGGGATGCACCTGGGAAAAAGATAGAAGACTTGACGCAACCTAAAAGAGATGCTACATCTAAAGTTAAACTCATCATTTAAAATGTTCTCCCTAGGCGTTTACTCAGCGTTCCATCCACAAAGAAGTGGTTGGCATATTCTTTTTTTAATTGTTTCCTTTTTTTGTCTTTATGGATATATTACGTTTATCAATCATCAGATTGATGAAAAATATTCAGAACTTATTTACACCCAGTAATGGGAAAGGAGTAACGCCCTGAGTGTTTTTTGGAATTTTATTAGAGAGGTTTTTACCTCTCTTTTTTTTTAAAAGTCTACTCTATTACCAAACCGTTGGCCACTTTTTGACCTCTAAAAGCTAAAGAGTAGATAATCAAGCATAAACTAGGTCAAAAAAAATCTAGCGCATTACTGAATTTTTCAGCCATCACTATCGGCTTATGACTAAACGCTAGACCATCCTTTTAAATGCCGATTAACAACGCCATTTCTTACGAGCGAGCCTTAGACGAGATTTTGGATTTGCTGCCGCTTCGGGAAACATCTTCATTTGTCCTGCGGATCTAGCGCAATAGGACTTTCTACGTGCTGCTCTTTTTGGCCCTGGGTCTTTCTCTGTTACAGCCATAGCAAGCTTAGAGCCTGGATTTTCTCTACGGTAGGAAGCAATTCCTTTGGGATTAAGGCCTCCCGTTTTGGACTTGCCTTCTGATCGACCCCAAGCCGGTGTTTTGTATTTTGCCATGGTGAATCTCCGAATGCTTTAGCGTGATGATTTAGAGCGATTAGATGCATAGGTCTTTACCATCGTAGGTTTGCCTTTTACGCCCTGTTTTTTAGCCCTTTTGCGCTTTACTGCTGATTGTATTTCAGAAGGAGACATAGTGGTCGCTTTTGAGAGAGGAACGCATTTGGGATAACCTTTAGAGGCTAATTTGGCTTTCGGTCTACCGCATGGGGCGAATGATCCATCTTTCTTCTTTCCGATATTCACCCATTTTTCAGCGAACCATTTTTTAAGACTCATAACCCCCTCCCCGAGCTTTATATGTTTTGACAAGCCAAGCGTTGGCGTATGCGGATGGGTACACCTTGAATTTCTTCTTAGCTTCTGCTTTGACACGTGCATATAAAGCAGGGTTCGTTGGTTTTGGAGAACTATTTCCCACGTTTAAAGCTCCTAAGGGTTAGAGCTAGGTTTGCTCTTTTACCGAGCTTGCCACCTTTTTTTGCAGCTGATTTTAGTTTAGCAACAGGTATTTTTTTCTCCATGGGTACTTTTAGTGCTTTATGGAGTTTGCCCTTAGACTTAGGGTTGAGTGCTTTTTGAATCCACTTTTCCATACTACTTCTTCTTTTTCGCCATAATTTTGATGCCAAGAAGAACTTTTTCGCCCTTCATGTGTTTCTTTAATTGTGCTGGTGAATATTTGGCATATTCTTTGGCGTGCTCTTTGCTCATTCCAGGAAGTTTTTTAGAGCCTTTATCCATCTTCGAAACACTAGCATAAGATTTCTTGCCAGCTTTTTTCTCCATACCTTCAGACTCATGCGCTCTCGCTTTAAGTGATTGTTTCTTTTTGCCTTTGTGTCGCATTCCCAAAGACTCTTTTAATTTATCCATAAACCCTTGATGCATTTTACCGCTCCCTAATTCTTCGCCATTTGATTACAGGGGGAGAATTCTTTATTTTGTATCCTTCCCATATTCTACCGTTAAACCAGGCTTTGAATAGTTGCTGGTCAATGGTTTCTATTTCTACCAGATCAAAAGGTATAGGGCTATAGATAGTGAAAGATATCCAACCTTCTGGGTCTTTTTCTATCTTGGAATAGAGTATTTTGATGTTATCAACGACAATCAATCTTTTGCTTTTGTCGGGAAAAACAATCATAATCCCTCCAGCTTTTTTGATCTGGTGAATACAAATTAAAACATGAGAAGTTTTCTATCTACTTACGACCTAAACTTATATTTTTAGAAAGTCTTACTTCGCTATTTTTAAATGTCCAAATCTCACAATTATCTAAAAAAACGATCCAGTAAAGATCTCCTTCTTCACCTGAGTCCATAAGAAAGTTTGCGTAGCCGTGGCCTTTACTCGTCATCATCGAGATGATCGGATTTAGTTGGAGAATCACTTGTCGCCTTTGCGTAGATTATTTCGAGTTTCTTCAATCCGTCATCAATTGAGATAGACCCTTTTTTCTTTTCTATTTCCCAAGCTTTCAAATCATCATCGTAAAGTGGTTGTGAGTCTTTATACACCGATGCGTTGATTTCATTTTCTAAAGCTTTCTTTTCTCTACGTATACCGATTTTAAGACGTGCGTAGTGGTAAGCCTCTAAGAGATCAGGATCTTTTGATAAAAGTGTTGTAAATCTATTTTGAGATAACCTTTGCTCTGCAATGAATTCACGTAGAATCAGGTTCTTGGGGTCGTCTGCGTAAGCGTACAGTTCTTCAATAAGATGTTGTTTATCCTCTTTCATAGACTCTTACTTCTGTTCCTACCTCTAAACCGTATACCTTTTTACCTGAAATTTCAATAACTTGTTTGTCATCAATAAATACAATACCAGTTAGGCAATCTTCCATTTGCTTATTAAGGTTTGTGGTGTCAGGTCTTTTGGTATGAAATAGTTCTTCGTGGAACTTATTTTTTAAGATCTTTTTTCGTATGGTCTGAGGAAAAGGCAGTATATGAACGAACTCGAGTGCTATTGGTTTGTCGGAGGGAGGAAACGGAAAGCGCTCAACTATAAAGCTTTTCACTTCATCGATGTAAGCTTGATTCACGTTATAGAAAATGAAACGACTTCTTTGGACTTTCCAAGCTTTTGGTAAAAAGGGGATGAAGGTTTCAAATAGCATAGAGTCCTAAAAGTTAATAGCCCTGAGCAAAAAGGAAGATAAATGCAACAGGGCTACTAACCAATATATTACTTCTGAGAAGTACCATATTTTTTGATTTGATTTGCTGAATACGCAACGATATCGTCTGCTTCTTTCATCGTATCATCAGGAATAGCATAAGCTGAATCCCCTCCCCGACTACCAGCACGACCAACCTTCATACGTTTAACGTCTTGAGGCATGTTGGCGTATTCATCATGATCTGCGAACATTTTCATAATGCACCTTATTGTTGTTGGTCTTGGGCGAGACCTGGGACTTGACTAACTACATTTGACAACTGTTGATTTATTTTTTCAACCCCCAAATCTTGTTCTGGCTCAATTTTTGTTTTAATTGTTTCAAGAACTGATAGAAGCTCTTTGAGGTTGGATAAATCTAAGCTTTGTAGACGTAGAGCAGTTTCGACGAGGTCAAGGTTTGCCTTCGTTTTATTTGCCTGTGCTTGAGTAATACGTTCTGCTGATAGAGCAGTATCAAGGTTAGCTTTATTTAATCTTTCGACAGCAAGAGATTGTTTAGATTTGACGTCTGCCATCAGATTTTCATTTTCAATGATCTGTCGCTGAGTTTGTAGCTGTTGCTGTACTTGTGTTTCTCTTTGCGCCATCATCTCTTGTTCTGCTACAGCGTCGACGAGTTGCTTTTTGTCGATGAGTGGAGAGTTTTCGATATAGAGCTTTGAAGGTACAGGAACACCCAGTTGACCAAGTTGAACCAGCTGTTGGAACTGTAGACGCTTTTGGCTGTCTGTGTAAGCAACTTCATCAACAACAATGTTGAACTTAGTGAATGTTTTGTTTTGAATCATCGGGTCAATCTCTTCCCCAACGACATCTTGATACTTTCCAAGCTTCCAGTTGTTTTGTTTGCAAGTTAGCATCTTCTCCCCGACAAGCTTTTGAGTAGTATCGAGTTGATCGAATAACCGTTGAAGCATCGTTAACCCAGCACCTTGACGCACCATAGCTAGGATTCCTGGGATATCATCTTTTGCCATTCCCATCAGTTCTTGATTGACGAGACCAGTTTGATAAACGAGGTTCTTAAGTTCGTTTTGTAAGCCAGCAAGTCCTGGGTTCGGGGAAGTTGGTTGGATCTTCTCGATATCTGACATGTTCGCATTTTTAGCGACTTTCACGTTGATACCGTTACCGCCTTTTTTAAGATCTTCTGGATTGACGACGGCGTTTTCTTTGTACTTCCAACCAGAGTTTACTTGCGATTCAATCTGATCCGCGGTGTTGATGAGGACGCGGTTATACAAGAATTGTGAATCGCGCATACCCCTAACTAGGCCTTGATGACGAAGGGCGAAGTTTGTCAGCTCTGGATTGTAGAATCCGTAGCAAGGGGTCATAGGGTAGCAATCTAGGCCTGTTGGGTGCGGGCCAGAATAGAAAACTACCCCATTGACGACGATATTATATACAACTGTTGGGACATCCATTTCAATGATATCAAGCTCAGGATATAGTCCCAGTAGGTCTCCTAAAGCTTCTTGATTCGATGATGTCCACTCTTTTGTTTGACCCGTTCTAGCATCAACGATGAATTTTCCTTTACGTGAGCTTTTGTAATAGTACTCATCTACTGTGTAAAGCCCGATATCTCGCATGTAGTAGTTTTCGGGCATGAAGATAAACTTGCCATCTTTTTGATATACGGGCTGTAAGTTGTCTATCTCTTCATCGCGTTGATAATTGAACATGCGCTTGACTTGGCTTTTAGTCAGAGCTTGACGACGCCATACCGATTCTGCGTCACTCATGTCAAAATTTTTATAGAACGGGTCTATCCAATAGTAATTGTACGGAACATTCGAAAGAATGATGTCTCCATTCACAGGATCATTTTCATAAGAGATATCAATATCGATAAATGAAAGGCCTTGAATCACTGCACCGTCAAACGCTTTTGAGATAACTTCGTGACCGCCAGCTTGCTCAAATGACCAGATAAGAGATTTAGAAAGTTGTTGTGCTGGTACGTCTGCTTTTTTTGATAGTGCCGAGCAAGATAAGCTTTTCTTATGCTGACGTTGATAGCCTGTGACTAGCTCTACAGCGGGCTTGATGATGTTAAAGTAGTACCGCTTTTGACCCCAGTATGGAGAGTTTCCATAGATTTCAAACCAAAGAGTTTGATCTCCTGCGTAGAAGCGTGTGTCTAAGTCTGCTTCTGCTTGAAAAGCTTGATTGACAACGACATAGTTCATGTACGATCGTTCCATGCGATCGAGTACGTCTGTCTTATCACCGCTCTTATAAAATCTAGATTGTAGTCTTTCCGAAAGATTGTACATTCACTACCAACTTTTTTTTATAAGTTAGCAAATTTTAAGAAGTGCTGTCTATGAATAGAAAAGACGACAGAGTTTTTTAAAACATTTGCTGTCCAAGCGGGAAACGATCTGTGTCAAAAATTGCGGGCATTGAACGTTGTTCTTCTACTTGCTTACGTGTGTCCGCAAAGTACTTTTTATATGCATTGCAGAGATAACGGAAGCCGTCTGAATTACTGACTAATAAATCATTTGCAAAATAGCAATGATCATTTTCAACTGTAAAGTCATATACTCTTATTTTGTCTTCTGTGTTTAACTCCACAACTTGTTGAACATGTAATGTTTCTAGAATATTTATTGATTCTATATCTTCTAAAACAGATTTTACATTCACGTTCTTCAAGATCTGTTTTGTTAATTCTTCTAAATTGAGATTTGCAATTATTTGAGCAAAATTTTCCGTGTTTTGTTTTTGAAATGTATTTGGTTCGACAAACTTCACATTCATGTTCTTGACTGTAGTTTTTTCCAAAATTGCATCTAATTGCGTGTTGTTTATGCCATTCAATCCCTTTTTCACTTTTATGCCATTCTGGAGCTTTTGCAATAGCAAATTTAATAGTTTCTCTACTTCTTCTAATATTTTCATCTTTTTTTGAGTGATAAGATAAATGTTTGCTTTTTTCAATAGATTGCAAATTGCTGATATCGTTGTTTCTAGTGTTTTCATCAATGTGATGAATGTGATGTCCATCTTGGATTTTTCCGTAGAAGTGCTCGTGAACAGATCTATGTAAATACAAGCATCCTTTACGCCATCTACCAGCTTTGTAATATCTACCATCCCATCTGTATTTTCTGTCTTTGAAAAAAATGACCTCATCATCATGACTAATAAAAAATAATCCCTGAATCCTAACCCAAGTTTTTTTATGTAAAAAGAATTCGTCCATATTTTCTGTGCTTCAATTATCTTATCATTGTATCTTAAAGCATCAGCACTTACAAGACCATTCGTAGTAAAAAATTTATGTGAAGGCGTACAAATAATTTCCGATTTATTTGTTATAATTATATATAAATTGTTTGTTTCGTGAGAATGTAAACATGTAATTTTATTCGAGCCCGTAGGTGTTAAAACACTATGTCCAATTTTTAGATCTTCTATATTTATACTTCCAAAAAGTGATTGAATTCTAGTTCCTGCTACAAAACAAGCATGGCTATGCTCGTCGTGTCGAGGGCGTTCCTCGGGTCTTCCTAAGCTAGTGTTCCATTCTCTTGAGTAGTTTGCGAGATGATCTAGACCGATCTTTGTTGTTGCTTCGTGAAAGAATGAGCGTTCAAGACAAGTCTTGACTAAGTCGATACCGTCTTGCACTGGTAGTCTATCAAGTACTGTCATATTAAGACCAAGGTCGTAAGCGATTTCTAAGCGTGTGAGACCTGTTGACATCTCATGTACTTTAGCGTCGTGGGGTACAAAGTGTTCTCCGTACACGTACCGTTTTGATTGTACGATACGGATATTTTCAGCGAGTGATTGTCCGGACGTTTCGTGAAAATCTATGA